TTTGACGACTCCCTATACTATCCTTTATCTTCTTATTCTTTCTCTTATTATATATAAATATATACCTTTTTCTCTTCTTACAAAAATAAATAAATAAATAACAATTAATAAATAACATTACTTCTTAATGATTGCAGATGTTTTTCCATTTCCAATATTTACAAATTCATATTCCAATCCTCTCTTCTTGAAAAAATTATCTGTTGCTCTACGTTGTCCGTCCCAATGATAATAGTCATCAAAAATAATTACACCTCCAGTAACAACATTATCATACATTTGCTCTAATTCATATTTTGATGATTCATACCAATCTGTATCTAATCTCAATATAGCTATTTTTTCAGGAATGGTAGATTTATCTTTTAGTGTTTCCAATACATCACCCTCTACATAATGTAAATGTTCCTCAGGATAATTATACTTGGATAAATTAAGTTTTACTTGTTCTAAAGGACAATAGCATAATCCATTTGTATTTTCATCTATTTTTAATGTTCTCCACCAATTATATGTCATAGTAGAATTTAGTTGATATATTGTCGCACCATCACACGTGTAATCTAATGGCGTTGGTTCCGTACATCCTTTAAATGTATCGTACATATAAATATCCTTAACTACATTATTCTTTTGTAATTCTTGAATCCATATCTCTTCAAATAATCCAGCACATACACCACACTCAATAATAACACCTTCAATATCATTCTCTAGTATATATTTGATCGCATCTGCTCCGTCCATATATTCTTTCTATATTTATTTTTTAGAAAACAGACGATTCAAGATACTTACATTTTTTTCCAACGATGGAGTTTGCCAAAGTAGATAGACACTAAACAAAGCAGGTGAAGGTATCAAATTTTCTATCAACTTTTTCTCCAATGGATTATTTAGATGTCTAGCTAAAAAAGCATCTCTCTTTTCTTTTGTTGCTCCTTCTATATACGTCACAGAATTTTTTAATCCAAAATGATATGTCTTACCATCATCAAGTGTCACTTGATATTTCTTATCTTTTCTATTCGATTTTTCATAAGATACAATCTTCATATATTATATATGGAAGAAATTTGTTGCATGTGTTTAGAGAATTGTTCTCACATTTTACCTTGTCAACATTTCAATTGTGTTCCTTGTTTAAAACGTCTTGTCAAAACATCAAATCTATGTCCTATATGCAGAAAGGAATTTTCAACAACACCATATAAATACAAACCCCCTAAACACACACCCAATCTAAAAATAACAAAAAATACAATAAAATTCTTTAACAAGTTTTTACTCTCAAGATATTTGCTTGTCAATAATAAGCATACTCATTATTATGCTAATCTGATGAGTGCTTATCACGACTACATATATGTGAATGGAAAATATGTCAATCCAAATTTGGTTTATAAAATGAGTAAATATGAATGTCTTCAAATGTATGTGTACTTTAAATCCAAGTCAAATATTTTTCATCATCAGGTAAAAATGGAAATGTGCTATGCAATTGAATTTTATTTATGTACTCAAGAACTGATGGCTTATACATCACTTTTATTTTCTACACTTTAGATTCATCTCCTTTCGCTATTTCAATTTCATCAATCTTTTCTTCGATCTCAATATCTCTCTCAATATGAACTCCGCAAAAATCTATTACTCTGCATTTCGATCTATAGCAGAAACGTATTGATAATCCACAAAGTCCAACAAGTATTCCTGCTAGGGTCAACCAAAAAGTATCATCAAATATAGTCCAATTATTCATATATATACTCAAGACTTTTTAAGAAGCACATATATAGTAATACACTGGTAAATTGATTGGTCTTGTTTCATTTGAAGTTCTATTACTCGCATTTACAGAACCAGTATTAGCAGGGGCAGAACTTTCATTAGGTCTGTTAGAACCATTCGTCCAACCTGGAACATTAAAAGTTGTCCCTGTTTTTAAAAAAGTTCCACTTAAATTACTGCTATGTGTATGTGCTTCCATAGCATCTATTTGAAGGGTTGAACCTGTTGTAGAAGCATAATCAACTCCGTTAATTGTTCTATTACCAAAACCTCTTAAAAATATAGCAGTCATGTCAGGTATATTGAATGTAGTAGAACCATCGCCAGCACCATACGTCACACCAATTACAGCAAACAAAGCAGAAGCACTACTTCTATTTAACTCTCTACCATCACAAAAAATAAAAGGACTACCCAAATCCCCACGCAAATACATAATGATAGAACCTACTGGTGTTCTTGCTTTTACACTCGTGAATTGGTCTTGGATATTTGCCGTTAATCCTGACAAATACGAAAATAAAGTTGTTGAGATTCCATTCAATGTATTTGAAAAGGTTAATGTAGATGTTTCTGTTGTATTGACTATGGTTGTTTTATTTGGACTTCCAGCAGTCCATACCAAGTCTGTTAATTTTGTTTTCAATGTATCTACTGCGGATTGAACGTTCTCGCTTAATGTTGTCAAATATCCAAGTTGTGTATTAGAAATTTCTGATCCACCACTAAGTTTCAAAGTCCCTGTCATTCTTAAAGATGATGGAATTGTCAAAGTATTATCAAGAGAAGAACCAGTTTCTTGGTCTGTTCCATACATAATAGGTGTTCGTATTGGGTCTGTTCCACTACCAACAAATGTTCTATAATACAATCCAAAAATAGAACGCTTTGCCGCAGATGTATTTGTAGAGCTTTCACCACCTTGTATTGTAAAACCGCGTTGATAAAAACCGGTATCAAGACTGATTTCAAATACATTACTACCTAATGTGGGGTCACCCCCATTCGCATAAGGTCTATGTCCTGTAAGGAATAACTCTGTTTGAGAACCATAGATAGTTCCTGAAGCATTATACCCACTTGCTAATTGTCCTAAGAAAGTATTTCCTCCAGTAAAATTATTTGTTGTTGTCAAATTTGCCTTGTTATCTAGTTGGGTTTGTGCTGATGAGGTCAATCCTGATATGTATCCATATACAGCAGAAGACACATTATTGAGTGTTCCTGAAAAAGTCAAATTGGTTGTTGCTGTTGTTCCACTTGAAATTGTCAATACATTATTTGCTTGTGTGCCTGTATCTTTTGAATACATAATAGGTATACGAGTTCCTGCTGCTACATTGGTGCAAAAATACAATCCGAACAATCCACGAGTTCCATCACTACCACCTTGAATACTCCACCCAGCAGATGAAGCTCCTTTATCCCAAGCTAATTCCATCACAACATCACCTGTTGTTCCACTACTCCATTGTCTTAATGTATTTCCATTTTCTATCTGTATCAAAGGACTTGCTGAAGCAATATAGAATTGACTATTAAAAGTAACAGCATTATTGAAGTCATTAAATCCTGTGTATGTATTGTTATTTCCAAGACCAATTTTTTGGTTCAGTTGTGTTTGAACGTCGCTACTTAAAGTTGATAAGAATTGAATTTTTTGTAGCGTTGCTTGTGTAATTGTTAAGGCAAGATTATTTAATAACATATTTCCATATACAGCAACATTTGCGGTAAATAGAGGTGTAGCAGAAAATTGTTTTTGGCCTGATATGGTTTGGGAAGTATTTAAACTTACTGCCGTTCCTACTACTGCTGTTATGGGTATTGTTGCTGATGTTATACTCGCACCTGATAATACAGGGGGAGAACTGAATGTTTTGATGCCTGCTATTGTTTGTGAATTTGTTAAATCACAAAAACTGGAATTGTTGATACTTGTTGATGCGATTGATGTAGCAGGAAAAACAACATTACCAGTCCAAGTAGTCGTATTAGAAGCAAAGGTTTGATTTGTTGTTTTTGTTTGAAGTGTTGTGATACTGGAATTAATAGATGTGATGTTTGTGTTGTTTGAATTCACATAGGCAACAAGGTCTATATTGCTTGTTGTTATTGGATTATAGATTAATAGAGTGTTATAGAGATATAGATTGGAAATGTTAATATAGCCTGTTGTATCATTAAACTCGATAGAATTCATAGGTGTCTGTATTTTACCATTACGAATATATAAATTACCTGAGATGTCTAAATAGTCTATCATATATGTTCTTGTAAATTTGTTTGCTGATACATCAGTAATCCATCCAGGAAAGGACATTTATATTATCTAAAGATTAAAATTGTTGGAATGCTTGACCTATTGCTGATATAACACCACCAGGAGTATATATGTTTCCACACACAAGCGATCCGTATATAGTAGTAACTCCAAGTGTTTGACCTATGCTAACTATAGGAGCTGTTAATGATACTGCGGTATTTGCTGTAACAGAAAAACTATCATTATAAAAAGTTGATGTATAGCGTAAAGCATTTGTTCCTTGTTGTTGATTTGCTAAAATACTCAAAGGTTCATTGATTACAACTTTTGTATTGAAATAGGTATTGTAATTGACATAAGCACCTCCTTGCCCGCCTACATATATATCATCTAAATTAATTGGAACTATATTTTTTATAACTAATTTTCTTGTTGCTATTAATGTCATATCGCCATTGATAGTGGATGTTGAATTAATTGTCAATGCTGATGCTGTGGATGTTCCTATTTGAATGTTTGATGAATTTAGATTTGAATTTGTTCCTGATGTAGTGAAATCGCGAATACAACTCATATTGCCATTAAATGTATTCGCTGAATTATTATTCTGTACTATTCCACCATCTACTGATAATCCAAAGCCGTTACTAATTGATAATCCATTGCGTATTTCAGTTTGGCCTATAATAACAATAGGTTGATTATCTGTTTGTGTAAATCCTGATTCTAAATTTGTCAATCGTAATGTAGATAGATTACATATTCCTGAAATACTTGTTATGGTAGTTGCGTTGGAATAAGATAAGGATTGAGTTTTTTGTTGTAATGTTGTTACATCACCTTCAAGTGTCGCTATATCAGCACTATTGGCGGCTATCAACCCACTCATAGCAGGTAGGGTAGTTGTGGTAATAACTGCTAAGGCTGCAGTATTAGCAGTTGATGCTGCCAAAGCAGGTGTTGCTATTGCTAAGGTCGCATTATGCTGGTCTTGACTATTTGAGGTGAGTGTTTGAGAATAATCTATCGCAGTATTAAAATTCGCAGTAGAAAATCCATTGATAGAACTTCCAAATGTAAAAACTGAACTGCTTAATGTATTGGATATGGTTGTTGTATTAGACGCAAATGTGATATTCGTTGTTTTTGTATTTAGTGTTCCAATATCAGGTATACGTTGTAATTGGGCGTTTGAAACAGAAATAGTATTGTTATTTAATAACAAATTACCATTCAACAATAAATTTGCGGTAAGTAGGGGAGTGGAACTGAATGTTTTTTGACCTGCTATTGTTTGATTAGTATTTAAACTCACTGCCGTACCCACTACTGATGTGATGGGTATAGTTCCTGTTGATATACTCGCACCTGATAATACAGGAGCAGATGAAAAAGTTTTTATACCTGCTATTGTTTCATTTCCAGTTGTTGATACTCTATTTGTAATTTGTGTCTGGATATTTGAGGTCATTCCATCTAAATATGTCAGCTGTGTATTTGTCAAAGTGAGTGTTCCATTATTTAGCAAGAGAGAACCATCTAAACGAATGTTGCCTTGAAAAAATTGTTGGAGTGTATAGGATTTAGAAGAAGTGATGGTTTGATTTGTTGCTATAGTTATGAAATCTGAGTTGTCAATACTTGCTGATGATATGCTATTCGATGGAAAAATTAATATACCTGAAAAGGTTGTTGTATTGGTTGCTGAGTTATATGTAATAGAAGGATAAGAACCACCACCACCACCTGCTCCTGATGCTATATATTGACCTACATTATAAGTAGTTCCGTTATAGTCCACCAACATAGTTCCATATACGTGAATGTTGTGATTGAAATCTGTAAATTGATATTGCTCGTTAAAGCTGATGATATTTGAACCATTTGCAATGTTACCTGATAAATAGATGTTTCCATTTGTTGTTATTTGCTTTGTTGTAATCTTACCTTCAGCTATGTATGTGCCTCTGTTATCATTAAAGAAAGTTTGATTGGTTAAATATTTTCCAGGCATATATACTTTAGAGAGATAAATTTTTTCTTGTTCTAGTATATGGCAGACCAAGTGTATTCATTCGTTCTTGAGAGCAAAGATAAAATTTCAGGTAACAATAACAATGCGACATACAATCTCATGTTTAGTCTTCTTCCTCGTGAATATAAGTATTACAAAGTCGCTTTTAGTTTTATGTGTGAACCCGATTTTTTTGTGGATAGTTATACAGGAACTACTGAAATAACTTATTCAAGTCAATGTGGACGTATTACTACAAGTTTGCTTTTACAATCAAGTATGAAAACAGATAATAGTCCATCTAATACATTAGGGTTTGTCTATCGTAATATATCTACTCAAAATGCTACCATAACCAATCATATTTGTTATATCACTGCGGATACATCAACCAATCCTGAAATAGTTGTATTGAGACCTGATGTAGACCAAATCAAAATCAATATTTTAGCAGGTGTAGGAAACAATCCATTGGTTTCTACAAATAGTGATGGAACTATTTTGTCATCTGAATTACCTCCTTACATTTTGATAATGCAATTTACACCTGTCAAAGAATTCCACACTGGATAATTTTTTTTCTCTTGCTAGTATATATGTTGAAGAAAGGTGGTAAAGTTCTCATCTTAAAAAAAGCAGGTCATTCAATGATTGGAAAGAAAAGTTCATCACATCATAGTGTAGAACAAAAGCAGTTTAATAATCAATATAACCAAAAGTCGCCATTGGAGAAGTGATTAGAAAAAAAATTGATTTAGGTTTCACATTATAGATTATGTATTGTATAATGTCAAACTATAGCGAAACCATTATGTATAAGATAGTGTGTAAGGATGAAAGTGTTAGTGATTGTTATGTCGGTCATACAACTAATTTTCATCGCAGAAAAACAACACATAAAGAAAGTTGCACGAATGAAACATCAAGAGTATACGATTTGAAAGTTTATCAAACCATTAGGAGTAATGGCGGGTTAAACAATTGGGATATGATTGAGATTGAAAAATTTCCGTGTGAAAATATTGATGAAGCAAAAGATAGAGAAAGATATTGGATTGAAACATTAGGAGCAACTTTAAATAGTTGTATTCCTAATAGAACAAAAGTAGAATACTATATGGATAACCAAGAACATATCAAAGAAAAAAGTTCAATTTGGTATGAAGAACATAAAGATGAAAAAATTGAATACCAAAAAGAATACGCAGAGGAACATAAGGATAAAATTACAACATACAAAAAAGAATACTATTTAGCAAATAAAGAAATACTTGCTGAAAAAGGCAAAGCATATAGAGAAGCAAATAAAGAAAAAGTTGCTAAAGCACAACACGAAAAATATGAGAGAACCAAAGAAAAAAAATTGGAATACCAAAAAGAATATTCACAACAAAACAAAGAGCATATTGCTGAATACAAAAGGCAATATGCTTTAGAAAATAAAGAAAGGATTGCTTTACAACGCAAAGCATATAGAGAAGCAAACAAAGAAAAAATTGCTTTACAAAAAAAAGAATATGCTGAGAAAAAGAAGTTAGAAAAACAACAGCAAGAAGGTAAGTAAATAATTAATGATTTCTATAATATTTTTTTATGCTCTCGCGGATACGTAGCCTGTGGAATCCACAATGTAAAGTGCGTCGAATGAGGCGTAAAAATCGAGTGTGAAATCAGCACCAGGGTCAGTGGAGATATTCGCCTCAAAGTATAGAGACTCTGCCAAGCAGTTTAAGCCGTTGATAATCGTATCTTTGCTCTGGAATAATTCCAAGTCAATACCAATACCAAAAGCATTCGCATAAGAAGCATTACCAGCCGAAAGTCCAAGAACACCTGTACCTGTATTAGCCGCAACAGCAACATTATAATTAGTCGCATTAAGAAGCATTGATTTATCCGTTCCAATAAGTGATCCGTAACACTTCATCGTCTCTACTAAACCTTCCGCAAAACCGCCAGTCGTGGACGCATTTTGGAAATAAATGGGTTTTTGAGGCACCTGTGTGCCTGAAACCTTTAGGACAACATAATCAAAGTAAGGATTGACACGAGACGATAAACTATAAGAATTAGCAGCATTAATTTCTGTAGATCTGCGTGGTAAAATATGGAGAGACTTAAGGGATGCAAGTTTTGATGGAACCAAGCAAGAGTAAATTCCAGTTGTTCCTGACTTGATGGTTTGGACGTAGTGACGGAAAGAATTTCCAACAATAAACATAGGAGAACCTCGAGGAGCAGTAGAGTTCACTAAAGACATACCTTCATCGCTGAGTTCAATATATTGTAGTTGAAGCTCAGCATTAATAACAGAGTATGCCGTTGTAAGAGTTCCAAGTTGAGCGAATGCTTGTGTTTGATTCTCAAGAAGAATCTCAAGTCTGAGTACATCATTGATGGCGTATATGGGAACCATTTTGCCTGCACTACCAATTCCGAGTAATCCAGAAAGGAGAGGAAGACAAAATGTATTTTGTTCGCTGATAATGGTAGATGAGGTAGATGTAGCCGTCGCCGTTGCTGGAACAACATTAGATAAAAGAGCTCCTTTACGAACATCTAACACGTTCGTATCTGGAACATACATACCATAATTTAAACTATTTGAGAGAGCGTTTCCGTAAGAAAAGTTTGTATCCAAAATCCAAGAGTATAAAATATTACATCCATTCACATATTCCAGCATATTTGATCCTGAATACAAAGTCGTTGTATTAAAAATACTATAAGCGTTATGGTCTAAAAAAAGTCCAGCACCATATGTAGCACTAACAGCAGTAGATCCAGGAACTAAAAAATTAGTAATTGCACTTGCAGTGGCCGTTTGAGCTGCGGCAGTGGACTTGATCGTATAGCGGATGTAGCTTGCTGTAGGATCCAAAAAGCAATTTCTGCGGCCACAGGGGATGTTAAAAATCATCGTCTGTCCTGCGGTAAAAGAGGGCGCATTTGCGGCAGGTACGCTAACACGAAAAGTTCTACCAGATACAGAACTGGGTTTGGGAGTATAATTAAAATCTTGAGGTAATGCCTTTCTATTTGGGAAGAATGATGAGTTGTCTGTCGCCATAGATTACCTAAAGAAAAAAATTTTATGGATTGGATAAATACTCATAGAATGACTTGGTTTTGAAATCTTTTTTCTTGAGTAATGATATTTCTAAAGACATCGTCCAATCTTGATTATTGAGTTCTAAAAGATTTCCATAGTTGTCAGTTAGTAAAATATGAAATCGACTTAATACAGATTCTTTGAGATCAATGAAAAAATCATTTTGCTTTTCATAAAAGATATATTCCATTGGATTAGCGTTGCAACTAATATTACAAATGACATTTTGTCTTAAAAATTGTTGATAGGAAGAATTATTGAATGAAGAATTGATAATACTATTTTTGAATCCAAATTGTGAATTGTAGGGTCGTATAGGAATACTTGAAATACCATAATTTTGTAAAATAACATTGATACATCTTAATCCTGATAGATTGGATGGATAGTTTGCAGTGATTGATCTTGTTGTGTAAGAAAATATAGCATTCGTTTTTAATGCGTCTACTATAGATCCTGAGTAATATCTAAAATCATTCAAAAATCCAATCACAGATCCAAATTGTGAAACGGCTGATTGAGTTCCTAAATCTGAAGGTTGAAAACTTATGAAAAATTCATTTATGTTTGTTCCTCCATTATCTAAACTGAATACATATTTGTAGGTTGCAGTGTCATAACTAATAGTCCAATCAATGTCAAAAAATCCAGCATCAATAAAAGCATTTGTAATGACAAGTTGCAATTTTTGCCTTAATGTTTCTACATCATAATTACCTTGAGGTATTTCACATACTAAATTTCCTCCTACAACAGGTGTATTTGTATCATCAATTAATCCTACTGCGAATAATGAATTGGTTGAATTGATAATGTATTGAGAATTTGGAAAAACTGCGGATTTAATAGCACATTTAAGTTGTATATCTTCTTGTGATTTTTCAATTGGATATTGTAAATCAAATATCAAGTTGCTTTTTTTTGTATAGGAATTATTTAGACTTGCAGCATCTTGCAAATTAAATCCTTGTATTTCATTTAAACCTCCTATTTGACTTGGTATAGCACTATCTAATACAATTAAGAATTTTTCTTCAATTTCATAAAAGCTGGTGCTATCTTCTATCATTACTATATGTTAAGATTTTAGTTGACACTTTCTTCCTCAAGTTGTTTTTCTACTTCTTCTAAATGTTTTATCAACTCTTCTCTTGACATCTTTTCTGGTTTGACTTTTTCTTTTGTCTCTTCTTTTGTTGTATTTAGAAATTCCTCTACTGATAACACTTTGTTTTTTTCTGGTCTTAATTTATCAATAGTTCTTCCATTTTCAAAACGATCTATAATCTCATCAAAGGGTGCATCTGGAATAAATTTTGAGAGCTCAAAAGTTTCTACAAATCTGTCGTCGTCGTCCATTTATATAAGTTAGTTTAGAAGATATTTTTTCTCTTTTTATCGTATAATGCCTCGTAAAATTAAGATTGTAAACGAAAGTATTGAGAAGTCGCCTCCCAGTAGTCCTGTGAATGTACCTATTGATGTAGTGGAAAATACACCAAATCCTATACCTATTGAGGTAAAAGCTCCTAAAGAGAAGAAACCTAGAACAGAGAAACAAATACAGGCTTTTCAAAAGGCATTGGAAAAGAGAAAAGAAAAGTTGGCGGAAAAGAAATCTTTAGAAGAAAAAGTGGTGGAGGAAGAAATTCCTAAAGAAGTAGAAATGAAGGAGGTCAAGAAAAGAGGAAGACCTGCTATGTCACAAGAAAAAATTGAAGAGAAAGCAACTCTAAAAGAATTGGCTTTGCAAAAGCAAGTGGAGAAGTTACAAAAAAAAATTGAAAAGTCTGCTAAAAAGGAAGCCAAGAAAGTTGTATTGGATAAGATTAAAAGTAAATTGGCTAGTGATGAAGATAGTGAGGTAAGCTTAAGTGACGATGAAGAAATATCTGAACTTATCAAAAAGCAAAAAAAGCCAATAGTAATTTTGAATAAGATTGACAATGGTAAGGCAAAGAAAGCACCTCCACAAAATTATCCTACTGCTATATTTGTTTAATCGACTTCTTCTGCTGGAGTTGTTCTACGTCCTCTTAATGTTCCAGTTTGAGATGCTATATTTTGTTCTGTTACTACTTTTGGTGCTTTTGCTTTTGGTACTGCTTTTGGTTCAGGATTTAATGAAGCACCTGTTTGTGTTTCGATTGTTGTTGGTTTAGGTTTATTTTTTGATCCTTTTGGTCTTCCTCCTTTTCCTTTTGGTTCAGGCATAGGCATAGCCGATGTTCCTTCAGTTATCATTAATGGTTTGGAACTTGATGCACCTGCTTCTTTGACTCCAAACATACGAGTTCTTAATTCATTAATATCAGGTCCTGTTTGCATACTTGTTCTTCTTAATATGGCTTCTGATAAATTTGGATTTTGATACATGCTAAAAGGAGATCTTAATGGCTCAGTTGGTTGAAATCCTTCTTGTCTAGCTAATCTTGCTTGAAAATCACTTGGTAGTTGTAATCCTCTACCCATTGATATAAATCCACTTTTATCTACAGGAGCCATAACTGGTCTTGGTGAAAATACTTCTGCTTGTACTGGAGATGCTGATGAAAAACTAATAGGGGATGTGCCTTGTGATTCTGGTTCTCTTAATTGTTCTTCTTCTTCTTCTAAAGTCATTGTACCTCTTGATACTCTTGAGGGTTGTTCTACTACTCTATTTTGCACTTGTTGAATTGGTTCTGGAATATATAATGGAGTTTGATTGAATCCATATATAGATGGATTCACAAATCTTCCATCCATATTTTCTAAATTGGCTAAATTTAGTTCTGCTTGATCTACTTGTGATTGAGTTTGCTTTTTTTGTCTTGCTCTTGTTGGTTTAGGAATATTGATGTTGATTTTGTTGATGTTTGTATTTGTGTTTGTGTTGGTTATAGCACTATTTTTTCTAGGCATATATATTATGATAAGAATAAAAAAGAGTTCTAAGATTGATATTACACCTCCTGCTTTTTTGTGTGATTATCCCTTGACAGAACACCTAAAGGAATACCCACAATTTAGTCATCTCAATTATTTTAATACAACGGCGATTGTAGCGAGACCTGGAGGAGGAAAAACTTCTACTTTAATTTCTATCCTCTCCCAAAAAGGTGCTGATAAAATATATCATAAGGTATTTGATTTTGTGTACGTAATAATGCCGAGTCAATCTAGAGCTTCCCTAAAGAAAAATATATTTGAGAAACATGATCCAACTCGTTTATTTGATGATTTGACATTTGAAAATTTGCAACGTATTTATGTTGCGATAGAAGAGAATTCAAGCAACAAAAAAACATCATTGGTTATTTTTGATGATGTAGGTGCTAGTTTGAAAAATAAGGACATACAATTCTTACTGAAGAAGATGTCGTATAATCGTCGTCATTTAAAATTAGTTCAGATGTTTTTGATTCAGTCGTGGATATCTGTTCCCTTGACTATTCGTAAACTATTTAGTAATCTCATTGTATTTAAACCCAATAAAATTGAATGGATGAAAATATGTGAGGAGACAATCGAACAAGAAGATGATGTTGCAATGGCGTTATTAGAATTGTATCAAGATCCTCACGATTATCTATTCATCAATGTAACAAATCAAAAAATATATTACAATCAAAATGAAGTAGAAGTATTGGATGACTAATTTTCTTGAGGTATTATATAATGGACTATACACGTTTGACGAATCCGAAACGTGAGAAAATATTACGTGGATATGTTCCAACTCAAACTACTTTAAGTCCTTCTGAATTACAATCTCAAAGTAACTTAAAGACGGAAAGCGTTCGTTCACCATATCCTAATTTACCTTTAGAAACTGGACTTAAAGCTAGTTATGATCCAAATGCTGATTTATCAAAATATGGATATCAAACAGATGCTGGATTATCTACCAAAGAAACAAAGGTATTTTATAATCCATATGAGAATAAAGTTTTGTACTCAGTAGCTGGAACAAATCCTTTATCTGCTAGAGATATTGGAACGGATATGTACTTGGCCTTTTTAGGTAATGCTGGTTTGAAAATGACAAACAGATACAAAGAAGCACAAGCAGGACTTGAGAAGGTAAGACAAAAATACAAAGGAAGTAAAAAAGTTGTTATAGGTCATAGTTTGGGATCGAAAATTGCTAGTAATATTGCTAATCCTGACGAACAAGTATATGGATTTGGAACTGGATCAGGTCTTTTTCCATCACAAGAAAAAGGAACTTTTTATAGAACTGCATACGATCCTTTTTCATTTACCTCTTATGATAAAGTGATTCCAACTTATGTTCCTGAAAAAAAAGGTAATCTTCGTGGTAAGCAAAAAATAAAATACCCAGGAGGAATTATACCTTCTCATAGTTATGAAAATCTTCGTGGTATGTCTGTGTTTATTTGAGGATTTTAATTTAGGAAGTTAATATATGTCTCAACCAAAAGTATATTTGATTATAACTGCTTGTGTACATAATACATCAGGAATTCAGTTTGGAGCAAGACGTAGAGCGGAATATTTTTTAGGTTTGTGTAATGCATTGAATTTTTGTCCCCCTTGTATTAAACCTATACTTGTAGAAAATTCATGTGAAAATCAATCCTATCTTGATGTATTCAATTGTGATGTGGTTTATACAAATGACAATTCACCAATAATAAAAGATGGATTTGTGTTACATAAGGGTAGTAGAGAAATGTTAGATATAAAAAAAGTGATTGAGAAATACGATATTCAAGACCATGATTTTATCATCAAGCTAACTGGGCGTTACCAATTGTTTAAACCCGACTTCTTTGCTAATGTTTTAGAGAATCTTGAGAAAGATTGTATTTTTCGAGAGTTGAATGTATGCAGTAGTGTAGTTGATGATATTAGCATTGTAATGGGTCTATTTGCTATCCGATGCAAATATTTGAAAGAGTTTGAATACAAAAGATATGAAATTGGTTGCGAACAAGAGTTCCGCGAATACATCAATGACACCATACCTGAGGATAAAATAATGAAAGTAGATACATTATGGTTACGTGTATGTATTGGAAACGACCATAAAATTATAGACACTTAAAGACATTTTAAAACAATATATAATGAAGACTATTGATTATTCCAAAACTATTATATATAAAATAGTTCCAAAAGATTTGAATTCAAACCTTATTTATATAGGTCATACAACTAATTTTAGAAGTAGAAAAAACGCTCACAAATCTTCTTGTTGTAATGAAAAAGACATACATTACAATAGTGAAATGTATAACATAATTAGAGAGAAAGGTTGGAATGAATGGGAAATGATAGAAGTTGAAAAATATCCGTGTAATGATGGAAATGAAGCAAGAAAAAGAGAAAGATATTGGTATGAAACTTTACACGCTAATTTAAATAGTAGATTACCAATATCTACATATAACGAATATTATGAACTTAATAAGGAAAAGATAAAAGAACAAAATAAAATTTCTTGTAAAAACTATAGATTAAAAAATAAAGATGCTTATAGAGAAACACAAAGATTATACAGACAAAAAAATAGAGATATGATAAATCAAAAACAAAGAGAAAAACGATTAGAAAAAAAAATGAATCTATAAGTATTTAAAAAGGGTTTTACATTTATTTTTAGATGATTCAGGGATATAAGGAATACAAGTGCACAAAAAAAACGAATAACAAGGAGTACATATATATTGTTCCTCAAGTAAAATGCGAATGCGGACAGGTTATAGGAAAATACATGTTAAAGATTCATAAAACTCGATGGACTCATTTTTATTTTCTTGGAAAGTTGGATGAGTTTGAGTTATTGGAAAAAAAAGTTTGAAATTCATAATATTTTTCTATACACATATTATGAATTGTGATTTTTGTGATTGTAAATTAAGACGATGCAAATATGAGGTAATAAAAAATAGAACGTTTCATTATTCTTGTTATGATAAATGGAGGCAAAAAAAATATGAGGAAGAACTAAATGATTTTTTAGATTGGTTTCGAGATCATGGAATTGTTGTTAGAGTTTAATCTGTATATGTAATTGGTTCTCTACACATAGGACATCGTTTTTCATCATCTCCAAATTCATTTTCAACTTCTGTTATTTGCTGAAAACAAGGAACACATAATATATGTTTGCAAATTGTTTTTGTACTTACATTTTCACGACATACAGGACATTCTTCTCCCATCATTTTGATAGACGGAATATCACTAAAGAAATGTGTGTGTGCTATTATGGTTGTAACTTTTTCAGAAAAGCGATTAGTAACCTTATCATATTTTATTTTTTGCAATTCCACTTTCATTTCATCCAATATGTTACTAATAGTTGATCTATCTAATTTTTCATATCTATTCATTACATTGGCATATAGTGTAATATATTCCATTTCTTCTTGTGAATTCCATTTAAACATTTCATTGTGTCTAATTCGTAATACAACTTTAAAGTTATTTGGATTCTCCTCATAACCAAAACCAAAAGCTAAAATAATGTTACAATCTATATCTTGAAAAGTTTTGATGTGTTGAAAAATGTACTCAGACCAATAACGTTTTTTATCTTCTTCTGCTGCTTTTATTTTTTCATTGGTAATTTCAACAATAATTTCATCGATGATAATATCTTTTGCGGAACTCATTTTGTTTTTGATTATGACTTTCTTGTTTGTTATATTAGTTTTCAATTTTATTTAAAGTCCAGCAGAAAAATCACTTTCTTTTTTATGACCTCGTAAATAAGTATTTGATTTGTTAGTTCCTCAACTTGTTTTTTTAGTCTTTCATTTTCTTGTTTTAATACTTGATATTTGAAGTCCTTTTCACATTTGCATTTTGTCGATTCCATAATAATGTATATTGATTGTTTTTATATTGATTCCCTATAATCTTAAGTGATGAGTGATGAGTGAGTAGTTTTAAAAATAGGCCAAGCCATATGTTAAAATATGCTTTTTTGTGTTTTTTCATTTTTCATTTTCATTTTCAAAATTTTTTTTGACTTTTCAAAAAGTCCTAAAAATGAAAATATCTCCAGCCCTTAGAAATATGTCTTTAACTCCTCAACTCCTCACACTTTTTCTTTTTAGAAAGAAAAAAAAAGAAATAAGAGCATAATAGGTAAGGATATATGTTATTTTTCTCGTGAGAAGTTTAATGAGGAGTTGATGAGGAGTCGTGAACTCTTCACCTTAATTATCTTCATCATCTTTGTCATTTTGAATTCCAATCACAATATTATCACTTATGATTTTATTATCTATCAAACAACCAATACCAAAGTGTTTTTTGAGTATAGGAATATTAAAAATTTTTTGTTCTCCATATCTTGTATGTTGTCCTTTTGTTATTCCGTTCAATTTCATTTGTTTTATTTTTAATCCCAACTTGATTGAATTGATCTCAAATGTTATTTTATTTCTATCTCTCCAAGAGCAAAACTTATCTAACACTTCTTTACACGATAATGTGATTTCTAGTTTATCATTATTTTCAAGAACATAATCATATAACCATTGTTCTACAATAGGTCTATTTGCTTCTTTTAGATCTTGTTGAAATTCTGTTTCAGGAATTGGAATTTTATTAAATTTATCAGCACCTTCAACTTTCATGAAATATTCATAGCATGTTTTTACTACATCAACATTATCAATCATATTTCTTAGTTCTTCAAAATATTGTTTATCAGGTATTTTTTCATCACTACTTCTAATAATCCAACATCTTCTATCAGGCAAATAATCTTTTCCATTTGTTGTAACAATAAATCTATGATAAGAAACAATATCATATGGTCTTTGATTTTTACCATTAATAGGTAAAATAGGATTTGTAACTAAACCTTTGAATTTTTCTTCACTAGCTAAAAGTTCTTTTTTACTTAACTCATCAAGATTAACAAGAAAACAATTAGCCATATCTTCATTAAAATTTCCCCATACATGTATAGATGGATTTGTTGTTTCCTTATATTTTTTTACACCAATCATTTTTTGCAGTAAAGACATCAACGTTCCTTTACCTGCTCCTTTTTCACTAATAAAGAAAGGACAACAAGTTTTAATAGCAGGATATTGCAACATTTGGGCGATCCACAAAATAAAATGATTGTATGTTTCTTCGTGATTTCCACATAGAATACGAATATGATTTAATATGATCTGTAATTCATTTTCTTTATGTTCGTATTCAGTAATAAACGACATAGCAAATGGAATCCAAGTATTAAAAATAGAATCAGGACATTTTGATTCATCAGGAAAGCATCCAATATCTATTTTTTTCCTTTGTGTATCATTATTATTTAACCATCGAGTAATAAAATTTAATCTATTACCATTATCATCATATCCATACCACATATCTTTATATGCAGTGATTAATTGTTGCTCTGACATAATAATATAACCCTCATTATTATGTTTAATAAAACAAGATTTATTAACAATCTTCAAATGATTTTTCTCAAACTCAGATATCATTCTATTTAACTCTTTCATAGCAAACTCATCACGCTCTTCTTTTTCAGCATATCCTTTTAATTGTTGTTTATCCTTCTCAAGTTTCATTTTTGCTTTCTCTAATTTAATTTGTTCTTTTTCTAAATTGATTGCGTGATCCTCTTGTTTTTTCTTTTCTTTTTCTTCTTGTAATCTTTCCTTTTCTCTTTCCTTCTCTAATTTTAATTTATCTTTTTCTAGTTTCAATTTTTCTTTTTCAGTCAATATAGTCATATTTTTTCTTACTTCAATCAAATCATCAAAAGTCTTGTCTAATTCTTTCTCAACGTATTTAATAGTTGTAAAGTTAGTTTTATTTCGAACATAAGCATTTAGTTCATCTATATTAAATTCTCCTTTTGGAAATGTAATACCATCCATACCCCAATCAAAATTCTTATGTATTAATTTATGTTCTTTTAAATATGAGAAAGCTTGATAGTTGATTTCATTTTCTATAATCTGACAATAATATGAAACAGCTCTATTATCATTCTCATAAGAGGTTTTTTTTGGATCAAATACACGTTTAGTCAATTCTTTGTTGTGAGATAAAATAACACCCATCAATTTATCTGTATCTAATTTAAAGTCAGCATAAAAATCATTTACTTCTTTTGTCAAGAATTTCCATCCTTCATTCTCCATTTCTTTAAACCAAGTATGAATACTACCACCATATATGGTAATATTAAAAAGATGTTTGACTTCTTTTTTTGTTAGCATAGAATTATACATTTCTTGAAATTCCTTTACTATGTCATCAAAATGCTCTAAATATTGTTCGTATATTGCTATTGAATAGTTATTACGTTTACAAAGTTCAACTAAAATAGTTACATGTCCTTTGACTTGATCGATATCAATATACTTAGAGTAGCTAAACAAAGTATTTTTAATACATCTTTTTAATGGTAAAAGACCAACATTATCTTTTAGTTGCAATCTTCCAAGTCCCATATTTTGATAATATGATGTTGTTAATGTATTATCAACAAGTTTAGATAAAATAGTATGTATCATTGCTTTTTGCTTATTGTCAGTTATTTTTTCAAGAATCAATAATAATAATTCCTTATCAATTTGCTGTGTAAATTCTTTTCCTATTAATTTATTATAAGATGGTATTTTAGAAAGATTGATCGTCCAGTTATCAAGAAACTTCATTATTATAGGGTAAGATAAAAAAATCTTTCTAAATCAATTTTTTTTAAAGATATAGGAATTTACAAAAGTCCCTATATATTCCTAAAGAATTTAAGAAAGTAAAATGTTTAAAAATATTTTTTTGATTTTTAACCATTCATATCTTTTCTTGTTTGCTTTTCTTGCGATAGCATTTACCTTCTCAATGTTTTTCTGTTTGTAATTGTAAATTGATTTTTTATTCTGCAAATAAGTTCCATGCATTATCCTATATATAGATTATAGATTATTTTAAATCAATTTCAATTTAATGTTTAACATACATACCAAGTCCAACTTGTAAACTATGGCCCATAGCATTAGAGGTCTCAAGCATATCTGACATCAAAGGAACATTCTTATATTTTTCACTCAAATAAAAATGACGAAGAAGATTGCAACTAACTTTCTTTCCAAAGATGCTATTAATCATAAGAGTAATATTTGGACTGGTAAATTTATTTCCAGTTTTGGAATTGAAAAAGAAATATTCGTTATCAATATTCTTAATGTATTTTTTCATCATCTTATCAATATGGTCTGGGACTTTTATAATTTGTTGTCCGTATGATTTAGATGTCTTATATATGTTAAAATACATTGTACCTTTATCAAAGTAGTTATGTTCTTCAGGTAAGAAATTTTTTACTTTGAGTTCAGTGAAATCTTGTGATCTTCTAGGAGGAAAATAAAATCCACCTAAAAATGCAAATATGAAAAATTTTTGTAATTCTGTTATGTCAATTGCATTCCAATTTTTCTTCTTGAGAATAGTCATTGCTTTGTTATGATATTCATCAAACACTTTTTGTAGTTCTTCTTGACAAATCCAATTAGCAGTTTCCTTAATATTTTTCTTTTGTTCTTTGTATGCATCATTTACGATCTTGAGATCTTCGAGCATAGGCTTTTGAAACTCTTCATTACCAGTAAGAATAAATAATGCAGATAGACAAGTTTTTCTTTGTACTGGAGTTTTATCTTCTAGATGTTTGAGAATATCAATTGAGTTATTAAAAAAATCTAATTCATGATTACCATTCATCTTCTTGTGTAAATTAGAAAGACAACTGATATAGGTCTTGATAGATGAGGCTTTTATATTTGGTCGATTCAATTTTATTTTTTCTTCTAAAGTTTTTTTTAGTTCGTCCATTTGATATAGTTATAGATTATTAATTCTCCTAAATAAACGAAAGTAATGTTATTTATTAATTGTTATTTATTTATTTATTTTTGTAAGAAGAGAAAAAGGTATATATTTATATATAATAAGAGAAAGAATAAGAAGATAAAGGATAGTATAGGGAGTCGTCAAA